CCTTTGCACGGTACTTATTGGTAAAAAGTATTGGTGGGCGTGGTTGATTTCTAACTGCGTGAACGTCCTTTGGATTATCTTTTCCATCACCACCAAGCAGTATGGTTTCTTGCTAACCAGCGTTGTGTATGCCGTGTTGTATTGGAACAACATGGTGAAATGGCGTAACGGAAAAGATTAGGAACCCTTGACATTGTTCTAATCCCGTCTAACGTTAGGCGTGTCACTCAAAGACCCAGATAAGCGTCGTGAATATGACCGACAGCGCAAGCGTGAACTACGGGAAAAAGACCGTGATGCGTTCAACCAAAGCCAGCGTGAATACTACGCCGACAATAGTGACCGCATAAAAGAACAAGTCACCAAGCGTCGCAAAGCCAATCGTGCAAGGATACGCAAGTATCTGAACGAGGTGAAATCTAAAGAATGTTCGGACTGCGGATTTGTGTATCCGCCCCACTGCATGGACTTTGACCACCTAAGCGATAAGCATTTCAACGTAAGCGAAGCCGCTTCGGGCAACTATTCGCTAGAAACCATCAAGGCAGAAGTAGCCAAGTGTGAAGTGGTGTGTTCCAACTGTCACCGTGAACGCACCCACCAACGTCGAAATAAAAAGAAACACCCACCGGCTGCTTGATTTCATTATCTAACCCTGATACAGTAGCGATTGTGCAAGAACCCGGATACCCAGACGAAGCGACTATTGCTTCTATCCAACACCAAGCGGAAAAACTAGGGTATCTAGTTGCACAGGTAGAAACCTTGTTTGACCAGCGTGTTCGTTGGGAACGCCACCGTGAAACAGTGCGCCATTCCACCAAGTCCACTGGCGACCTTAGCGAATGGATGACGGCACAGATTTCGTCCGAGGAACTAGCCGAACGTGCCGCTGTGTTGTTACAGGAAACGTCGGATAAGTACGACCACATCAAGGCGAACTACCAGCACAACATCAACACCCTGAACCAAATGGTGTTAGACAGCATCAACCGTGGCAAGTCGCAAGCCAATGAACTAGATGAAACCCTTAGTGAAATACTGAAAGAAGGCAAATAATGTCAAGCGAATTCCCACACAACAAGTGGAGCGAACACAACAAGTGGAGCGACCCAAAGAAGTACCCCCACAACGGTTGGTATCCCGAACCCACGATTACTGACCTGTACAGCGCAATCAACGGGCTGAAGAAGCAAGTCGAAGTCCTTGTTGAGCAAAACCGTGACACTTTGAACTTGTTAATGGAAATTGTCGGTGGCGAAGAAGAAAACGAAGAAATTGGCATTGTCGAAGTGGTGTTGGTAGAAAACGGCTACGACATTGCTGAGGAAGAAAGTGGTTGCGGTGAAAACTGCAAGTGCAAGCCACAGTTCCCATTGGGCGGAGAAACCCCCCTCGACGATGTTTGCATTTGGTTGGAACAGCAAATTGACATCTGGGGTCGCAACGACGAAACCCGTGCAGTTGGCTACCAGCACACCTTGGAACACATCAAGCGCCTACAAAAGTACATTGGCGAATAGTTGCCATGTCACGGGTCATTGGGTACGGCATTTGTTCTAAGTGCCACCAGTCAATTCAATTACTGACTGGCGAAACTGATTACGTTCACCAAACCCCTGACATAACCCACGAACCCACACTAAAAATGTGGGACAACGATTGGATTGTGTAGTGAAATCAAACACCTTTGGCGTTCCAATTATTGGCATTACCGGATATGCGCAAAGTGGCAAAAGTACATTGGGCGAACTGATTGTTCACCACAACGGGGCGCACCACGCCAACTTTGCCGATTTGATGCGTGACTTTCTGTACGCCATAAACCCACTAGTCACCCCCAAGTCACGTGTTCAAGACCTTGTAGACCACCTTGGTTGGGAACGGGCAAAAGTGGGATACCCCGAAGTACGCCAACTAATGCAACGTCTTGGCACTGACGCTGGACGCAAACTGTTTGGTGAAACCTTTTGGGTAGACCAATTCTTTGCCAACGTGGGCAAGACAGACCTTCTGGTTATTTCTGACGTGCGATTTCCAAACGAAGCGCAAGCCATCAAAGACCGTGGTGGAATCATCGTGCGCATTGTCCGTGACGGCTACGAACCTGTGAACGCACACGTTAGCGAAACGTCATACAACGACCAAGATTTCACTATTTACAACGACGCAAAACCTGATGACTTGTACGTGTTTTTTCGCAACGCATTTGCTACATACTTGACAAACACCACTAAACCGTGATACGGTTAGTCATTACCCAACCAAAGGAAAGACAAATGATTAGCAAGACCAAGAAGTTCGCATTAGCAATTGCTATTGCGTCCGTTGTATTACCCGTTCTACCGGCAAGTGCTAGCACGTCAAGCAAGTATTACTCGTGGAAGCGTGCCACGTTGCCCATTATTTCTAAGACGGTAAACGATTACTCGTCCTTGACCATTGACCTTACGAACGGCAACGCTAGTAGCGCATCGGCAGACCTGACCACACTGGGCAACGACGCACGGGCAATTAACAACCACGCCAACTCGCCCGACTACACCCTGAACCTCAAGGTGAACAACCTTGCCATTGCGTTGGCAAACCTTGCGTCGGTTGGTCAGACCACCCTGAACGGTGGCTCGCTTGGACCGTGGCGCAACGCCCTTGTTCGATGGAACAACGCCGAGACTGCGTTCACCAACCGTTTGTCATACGACAACAACCGCTGGTAAAAAGTGTCCATCTGGGCGGTGGTAGCAGTATCTTTGCTATCAGGTATCTGCATAGGTATCGGCGTTAGTATCACTTTTCTTCAGAAAAAATCTAACGAATACGCTAAAATGTTCCCACCGCCCGGTTGGGATAGTCGTGCTAAGAAGTGCCACGACGTGACCCTTGTAGCAAGTGGCGGATTACTCCACCACACCACTTGCTGGTGTCACGAAAGGCGCAAACATGAAAACACTGATTGAAGCACTAAAGAAGAAGCGAAACGACAGTTGGTTCTTTTCACCACGTGACCAACGTTGCGTTCGTTGCGGTTACATCCAACTTGACCACCACTTTTCCCCCTGTGCTTGCCACAAATTTAAGGGATACGCTGGCTAAATAGCCACCCCTTGCCTCACCAACCCTGCTAGAGTTATTGGCATGGTAAACACCACCCACAGGCAGTCGCTACTGACTGAACTAGCAAAACTTAGGGTAAAACTTTCTGCCCTGAACTACGAAGTCGCTGAACTAAAAGCAGAAAACGAAAAGTTGCGTTCGCAGTTAGTGGGGGGCAACAATGCTACTCAAGGGTAATTGCTTAGACCTACTGAAAACGTTGCCTGATAACAGCGTGGACAGCATCGTTACCGACCCCCCATATGGATTGGAATTCATGGGGCGTGATTGGGATGCCCCATGGAAGCAAAGTGAAGTGGTGGAAGTCACTGACAAAGCCACCAACGGGATATTTCACGACAAAGGGTTCAAGAACGGCATCCGTTATTCCCGTGGAACACAGGAAATGGTTGCGTTCCAATTGTGGTTTACTGAAATCGCTGAGGAGTGTTTCCGTGTCTTGAAACCAGGCGGTCACATTTTGTCGTTCGGCGGTTCACGGACGTACCACCGCATGGCGGTAGCGATTGAGGACGCTGGTTTCGAGATTAGGGACAGCATCCACTGGACATACGGTTCGGGATTCCCCAAGTCAATGGACATTAGCAAAGCCATTGACAAGCAGGGTGGTGAAAACATTGGGTGGTTCATTGACCTTTGCCTAAAGGTGGCAGAGGAAAAGGGGATTACCAAGAAACAATTAACCGATTTGTTTCCGTCAAAGAACGGCAAGCCAACGGGCTGGCTTTACAACAAGGCTTCACACACCCAATCCATTTCACCAGAACAATTTAATGTTTTGCGTGATTTTCTTGATTTGCCATACGCCGACTTAGCAGAAGCCGAGCGTGAAGTAGTGGGCTACAAAGAAGCCGGTATGGGGTCTGGTGAAACATTTGGTATGCGCCAAGCAGAAGGCGACAATGCTAGCGCCAACAAAACCGTTCCAATCACCGCACCCGCCACCCCCGAAGCCCAACGCTGGCAAGGCTGGGGAACGGCTATGAAGCCTAGCCACGAACCTATTGTGGTGGCACGAAAGCCCGTTGAAGGCACGGTAGCCAACAACGTACTGAAATACGGCACAGGGGCTATCAACATCGACGGCACACGAGTTGGGACGACCAAAGAAGTACCGGGTACGGCAAACAGCAAAGGCGAAACGTCAGGCTACATGAAAGGTTGGGGCGACCACACCGATGAAATGTCGGGCAAGAACCCGAACATGGGTCGGTGGCCCGCAAACACCATACTTACACACTCGTCAGCCTGTCGCCAAGTAGGAGAAACTAGCGAAACCGTAGTCACTACCAACGGCAAGGGATTTGCCGGTTCGTTTGAGGGTGGTGAAAACAACAACGGCGGTGCAGAAACTAAGGTATCCACGCCTATTTGGGAGTGTGCCGACGATTGCCCGACCAAGTTGTTCCCCGAAAGCAACGGCGGTGCGTTTCCCAAGAAGGGCAATACGCCAACGGGGGAACACTACGAAGGTGGTTGGAAGTCCGTAGACAACGGTGTACGTACTGAAATGGGTTCCGGTTCAGCATCACGGTTCTTTAATCAGACCGAATACGACGATGACATGGACTTTCCACCAATTATCTACCAAGCAAAGGCAAGTAAGGCAGACCGCAACGCTGGACTGAATTGGGTACGCCCCGAAGAAGGTATGGGGTCGTACAACTTCCGTGTCAATGGTTCGTTAGATGGCAAGCAAACCGCCCCGAAGCAAAACATTCACCCCACCGTGAAGCCAGTTGCCCTTATGCGCCACCTAATTCGCCTCGTAACGCCACCGAACGGCGTAGTGCTAGACCCGTTCTTGGGTTCCGGTACAACGGCTGTAGCCGCCATTTTGGAAAACTGCCAATGGATAGGTTGTGAAATGACCGAGGACTACTACGACATAATCGAAAAGCGTGTGGAATGGGCTATGTACCAAGCCAATGCACCTAAGCAAGAAAGCCTGTTCTAATGCTTCTAAAAGGCAACTGCCTCGAAACCCTAAAGACCCTGCCAGACAATTCCATTGACAGCGTGGTGACCGACCCTCCCTATGAATATGGCTTTATGGGGAAATCGTGGGACAATTCTGGCATTGCCTACAACCAAGACCTGTGGCGTGAGTGCCTACGTGTCCTGAAGCCAGGTGGACACCTGCTCGCCTTCTCCGGCTCTCGCACTTACCACCGAATGACCGTCGCCATCGAGGACGCTGGCTTCGAGATTAGGGACCAGATTATGTGGCTCTACGGCTCGGGGTTCCCGAAATCGTATAACGTCGCCAAAGGCATTGAGGGAACTCTGCTGAACGGGTCTGCGTCGTGGAACGACTTTCACAAACTCAATGGTGAAATCCGTGAGGTCAAGGGTGCGACAGGCAACCTAACCGCTGCGAACGCTGAACACGGAAACCGCCCAACGAACTATCAG